AACAGAAGAACACGCATTTAGAGACGAAACAAAAAATAGTATATTCAATTTAGTAAAAATATACGAACAAATAGATTATAACGAAGATTTAAAAAGCTCAGCAGTAGTTACTACGGGTAGTTTTAACTGGGAGCATGGTGTTAAAGATAGCAAAGTTATGTTTTCACCAAATCCAAACGGTAGATTTAAAGTTTCTTGGGTTCCTAAGATTGCTTTACAAAATAAACAAGTGATTAAAAATGGGGTAAGACACCCCGGCAATGATCACATTGGGGCGTTTGGTTGTGATAGCTATGATATATCAGGAACAACAGATGGGAGAGGATCGAAGGGTGCTTTGCACGGTTTAACTACTTTTAGTATGGAGGATGCACCTCCTAACACTTTCTTTTTAGAATATGTAGCTAGGCCACAAACCGCTGAAATGTTTTTTGAAGATGTTTTAATGGCATTGGTATTTTATGGAATGCCTATATTATGTGAAAACAATAAACCTAGATTATTGTATTATTTAAAGAGACGAGGGTATAGAGGATACTCTATGAATAGACCTGATAAACTTTATAATAAGTTATCTGTAACAGAAAGAGAAATAGGTGGAATACCAAACTCGTCAGAAGATATAAAGCAAGCTCACGCAGCTGCTATAGAAACTTATATTCAAAATCACGTAGGTGTAACTAGTGATGGAGAATATGGGTCAATGTACTTTAATAATACCCTGAATGATTGGGCGAAATTTGATATAAATAAAAGAACAAAATTTGATGCCGCTATTAGTTCAGGTTTAGCTATAATGGCGTGCAATAGACATCTATATAGACCAAACCCACGAGTTGAAAAACAAAAGTTAAATTTAAGCATTGCAAGGTACAAAAACAACGGTGCGATTTCGAAAATAATAAAATAAGTATGGCTGAGTCAGTTATAAATAGTTTTTTCCCAAGCCAAGTTGCTAGCGACGCAGAGAAAGTGTCACCTGAGTATGGATTGAGAGTTGGTAGAGCTATTCAAGATGAATGGTTTAAATCCGATTCTGGTAGTAATAGATATAAGAGTAATCAAAATACTTTTCATAAGCTGAGGTTATATGCTAGAGGTGAGCAACCAATACAAAAGTACAAAGATGAGCTATCAATTAACGGTGACTTGTCTTACTTAAATATAGACTGGAAGCCTGTTCCTATAATACCTAAGTTTGTAGACATCGTTGTTAACGGAATATCTGAAAGAGCTTTTGATATAAAAGCACACACGCAAGATCCTTATGGTGTTTCAAAAAGAACTAAATATTTAGAAAGTATAATAAGAGATATACAAACTAAAGAGATTAATGACTTTGCGCAAGAAAACTTCGGTGTAAATTTATATGAAAACCCACCTGAAATGCTACCAGACTCTAAAGAAGAGTTGGATGTTCACATGCAGTTAACTTATAAGCAAGCTGTAGAGATCGCTGAAGAGCAAGCAATAAACGTTTTACTGGAGGGTAATCATTACGATTTAACAAAGAAAAGAGTTACCTACGATTTAGCAACCATAGGTATTGGTGCTGTGAAAAACAGATTCTCTAAATCCGAAGGAGTTGTAATAGATTACGTAGATCCTGCTAATTTAGTTTGGTCACACACAGATTCACCTTACTTTGACGATATATATTATTGTGGGGAAGTTAAAGACGTTGCTATTAATGACTTAAAAAAGCAATTTCCAGAATTAACAGGTGAAGATTTAAAAAGCATATCAAGACAAGGATACCAGAACAACGGTTTCTATGACAGATCGCTTTCTAATTATAACGAATCAGATTCAAATACAGTTCAAGTTTTGTATTTCAACTACAAGACATACATGAACGAGGTTTATAAAATAAAAGAAACAGCTACAGGAGCATCTAAAGTTTTATTAAGAGATGATACTTTTGATCCACCAGTAGAAGTGCTTGAGCAGCAGTTTGGTAAATTATCAAGGTCTATTGAAGTATTATATGAAGGTGTTTTAATATTGGGTACAGACTATTTACTTAAATGGGAGTTAGCCAAGAATATGATGCGACCTAAAAGCGACAGCGCTAAAGTATATTTGAATTACAGTATAAACGCACCTAGAATGTACAAAGGGCGTATAGAATCTTTAGTTAGTAGAATAACTGGGTTTGCTGATATGATACAGCTAACACATTTAAAATTACAGCAAGTGTTATCTAGAATGGTTCCTGATGGCGTTTATTTAGATGCTGATGGCTTGGCTGAGATTGATTTAGGTAATGGAACAAATTACAATCCCCAAGAGGCTTTAAATATGTTCTTTCAAACAGGTTCTGTTATCGGTAGATCTTTCACACAAGAAGGAGATATGAATCCGGGCAAAGTACCTATTCAAGAAATAACAAGCGGAAGTGGTGGTAATAAATTAGGAGCTTTAATTAACACCTATAATTATTACTTACAAATGATACGTGATGTCACTGGGTTAAACGAAGCAAGAGATGGTAGTATGCCTGATTCTAAATCTTTAGTGGGCATACAAAAAATCGCAGCGGCAAATAGTAATACAGCTACAAGACACATATTAGAAGGAGGACTTTATATAACTGCGCATCTAGCGGAGTGTCTGTCGCTTAGAATATCAGATATTATAGAATATTCACCAGCCAGGGATGCTTTTATACAAAAGATAGGATCTCATAATGTTGCTACGCTAGCTGAAATGGGTAACTTACATTTGTATGATTTTGGTATATTCTTAACACTTATGCCAGACGAAGAGCAAAAGCAAATATTAGAGAACAACATACAGACAGCTTTATCAGCGGGTTTAATAGACTTGGATGATGCTATAGATATAAGAGACGTTCAGAACCTAAAGTTAGCTAATCAATTGCTAAAGGTTAAACGACGTAAGAAACAAGAGCGTGATCAATTGATTCAGCAGCAAAACATTCAAGCACAGGCGCAAGCAAACGCTCAAGCTCAACAAGTAGCTGCTCAAGCTGAGATTCAAAAGAATCAAGCATTAATAGCGCAAAAAGCAGAACTAGTCCAATTAGAAGGCCAACTGGATCTACAAAAACTTCAAGCAGAAGTGGAAGCTAAAAAAGAATTAATGGCTCAAGAGTTTCAGTACAACATGCAACTAAAAGGCATGGAAACACAAAATAATAAAAGTAGAGAGTCTCAAAGAGAAGATAGAAAAGACGATAGATCTAAAATGGAGGCATCTCAACAAAGTGAATTAATAGAACAAAGAAAAAACAAT